AACCCGCAGGAGTAGGTACAGCTGTTAAATTTGGGTTGTTAAGATCACTTAAAAAGTATATTTGGAAAATAAAAGGTCTACTACATGTGGTGGTTATTTTTATTTGTCTAGGTTTAATAGATTTACCAAAATCATATGTAAACTGACAAGGTTGCATAGTACCTCCAGGAAAGTATGTGGAACCATCATTTGAATGTCCTGCTAATTCATAGCAAGTGTCATATCTACCATCAAACATATTTTCAAGTATATTAGGACTTGTGACTAAGTTAATACCATTAGGAGGTGGTACATTTAATAATGTAGATTCTGCTGTTGTAGCATTTATTGTAGAAGTAGATAAATTATTACCCACATATGCTGGATGTGTTAATGTTGATTTTATTGTAAAATCATTAAGTGGGGAACCAGTGTCAGGATCATTAAATTGATATAAGAAATCTAATATATTATTAGCTCTCATTTTTATTTTTTTATACTTTGCCATAACTGTTATTGGGTAGATTGATTAATATCCATATTTGTTGTATCTGATATGTCTCGGGTTGTGTAATATATACGTGATTTTATTGCTTTAGTAGCATTTCCTAATAATGTGTCTGATATATATTTTAAATCTCCCGATCCTGTACTGTCTGGTATTATAGGAGATTGGGCTATGTTTTGAATTTCATCTAAAACATAACCACTTACATTTATTGTAGTATTAGTTCCTATGTCTTTTCTAAATCTATTATCATCATCTAATTGGTTTGATACCATACCCGCGTAGGTTGCGACATTTCCTCCACCTAATGAACTACTTGCTAATGTATATAATTCATCTATTGTTTCTCCTTTTATACTCGCTTCAAAAGTTTGATGTAATCCTGTGGTCATAGTTTGACCATCACTTCTTATAGGTAATTCTCTTGGAAATTTTGTTCTTTCTAAATAATGAGGTTCAATTAGTAAACCTGTTTTTGTGTTGGCTTTAAAAGGAACAAATTGTTCAATAAGTTTAAAAAGAGTATGATCTATATATTGAATTGTTTTAATGTAATCCCAATAATTATATCTATTTCTTCTTACTTTTTTGAAATATATATCTTTAATGTCTGACAAATCTTCATAAACAGAAGCTGTTTGGGCTGAAGGTAAAGGTGACCCTATATAATCATCCAACCTAAAAGCTCCCAATGTATACATTATGTCTTCATTTATTTCAGTAGTTGGAGAAAAGAATATCCCTAAATCTTCAAAATCTTGTGGTTGTCTATCTAATGTGGAATCTTCAGATTTTATAGTTGGTGATAAAATGTCATCATTTATTGTTCCCTCATCTATTCTTGTTTTTTCACTTGTCATTGAAATACCAACAGTGTCTGGTGTTAAATGATAGTGATTTTCTGTTGTTTCTTCCCATTCTTGGGAAGAAGTTAAATGGCTTGTTATTTCGGGCATTAATTCAACCTGAAAATTTGACATTTCAAATGATGTATTATATCTAGCAGATAGGGGAGTTATAAAGGTTTGCCTGTCCTCTACATTGATTTCTATTTTATTGTTTCCAGCATTTTGTATATCTTGAATGGGTGTGAAATTATTAGTGGAATTTGGATATTCAGATTGATCATGGGTTTTATTTATTTTTACTAAAAACTCATAATCTGATCCTTCTTCTAAAGGTGATTCGGATGGGTTAGGGGTGATTACAGTACCATCATCTAATGATACTTGTTGTCCTGGACTAAATTGATTATTTTGAGGAAAGGGACCAAATCGGCTTAAATGAGATTGGCCTGATTCACCCACTAGTAAATTTGCAAATGATTCGTTAACTTGAGTTGCTAAACGATGCCAGATTTCTCCTTTATAACCCCCCATTTTTGTAAACATACCATTATATCCTCCACTTCCATTAGGTTGTGTACCTCCATTAGGTGAAAGATCATCTGCTTGAGCAGGAGGTTCAGAATAAAATCCAAGATCATTTGCTGAAGGGTGGTTATTATCTGAATCTGGATAGTGTATTCTATCTCCTTTATTATTTGTTTTACCATAAGCATAATTATCAACACCTGAAGTAAGGCCAATGGTATTATCGGGGTTATTTGCAAATTCGTCATAACTTCCTATAAAAAAAACTCCGGTTTCCCCACGTATGCCTACTGATCCATCATCTGAAAATAGTTTTATGTTAAGTTTTGTTGTACTTGGTTTTACAATCGTAGATGATAATGCTCCCGGCATTGAAATAGTAGATTGAAGAGGATCATTAACTGAACCTAAACTTCCTGTTTTTTTGTAGTTTTTTATAGTAAAACTTACTTTATATATTTTATCTTTTAATAATTCAGTACAAGGTAGATATATGCTTGATTTTGTTTGGCCCTCACCTAGTTCACCATTGACCAACAAAAGGGTGTTAATTTTTTCATATTTTAAAACACCTCTTTCTGTGTCAACAGAAAGGAAGGTATTATTAGTACCACCATTTCCAATATTAGTTATGTTTGGATAATCACCCACATTAGGAGGATCATCTATTTTCCATGCTTTATTAAAACCACTTGAAGAACCTCCTCCCCCAATGATGTAGGGATTCATAAGTTGACCATTAGTGTCTGCATTTAGATAATTTTGCCCTATATTAGGGTGAAAACTTGAACTATCTTGTTGGTCATTACTTCCTAAAGGTAATCTTAGATATAAATGGTTGTAAGAAGAAGAAACTGAATTACCACTATACATAAAAGGTTCAAGTGCATGTTTTTTCAGAGTACTATGTGACAATTTTTCTCCTCTATAAAATCTAACTTCTTGTAAAGAGCCAGAATAGCTCATTGCATTTACATTTTTGAAACCTAATCCTGAATTAGTTGTCATTGCGGAAGCACTATGATTACCTCCACATATGTAGACACCATGTTCAGCTCCCCCCGAAATAGGGAGTGTACTATCTGGTAAAGTACATCCCCAATTATAGTGGTGTGATAAATTTGATATTCCCTGAGAGGATGTATAGTAAGATATATTTTTTAAGAAATTTGATTGGTATGCCCCAAAAGTTACATCAGAGTTTAATGAAGCTGAATCATGTCCCGTTACATCTACTCCTGCGAAACAATTCCAAAAATCTCCATTATATATAGGAAAATATTCTGTTTGGCCTGTAGTACTTCCTAAAGCAGCTTTATATACTAATTTTCCATATTGTGAAGAGTCTCCTGTAGTGAGAATGTCAGATCCAGAGTATGGTTCTATATACATAAATTGGGTTAAATCTCCAGGAGAAGATATAAAAGTATTATCTTCTCCAGAACCTGAAAATAACATTAATATTTGGTTTTGTGCTATATCTCCATTTATAATTCTAGTAGGTTTAATTCTAAATTCTAAAGAATGTTTTTTAGAATTAGGATTATCTGAAGCTCCTGCTATATTGGGATCTGTAGATGAATTGTAGTTTGGGTCTTGTAAAGTGGGGCCTAATGAAGAACTCCATTTAGAAAAAACAAAGTGGCCATCTGTTCCCGCATCTCCTTTTAAAGCAAACGCTGATTTATCATATGTAAAAGTTTTGTAAATATCAGCTGTGTCTAAATCTTTTAGAGGTCCACTAACTACGGTATTGCCCCCATATTCTTTTACATTTAAAATTGTAGAGGGTACACCATAACAACTCATTAAAGCACGTAGGCCTCTTTCTGTTCCCTTTGTTTTTAATAAATAAGGAGCATTATGATATAAACGTTTCCAAATTTCTTTTGTTATATCTCCCTTAGGTATAGATCCAGCATTTGAGGCAGTGACTAAAGTTTGACCCTCAGGAATACTAAGAAAATTATTACTAGAGTCTCCAATTATAAATTCTCCTACTTCTGAATCTCCTACAGTTGTTGAAGAAGGATCTGTGTTTTGGCCTAAAATATATTCTATTAAATTAGAATTTTCAAATTGATCAAAGGCTTCTATTCCTACACTTTTTAATTGAAAATAAACTAAATCTTTAGAAATACCTCTTGTATGGTGGGAATCATTTATGTCTGTTATGGCTTTTATATGTGTCCATAATTGGTCAAAATGATGGCCCGTCATATGGACAAATGTTTGATAAAAATTGTTATCAGGATTGTCTACAATATGTTTGGGGATTGTATTTACTAAAGCATATTCATTTTGTTTATCAAATAAAGAAGCTGATAGTAATTGACCTCCATAATTAGGATATTCTCCTCTTTCATCTCCCAACCAAGTTTGAACTTCTGGTGATGTAGTTGAATGTAAAATATAAGGAGGAGATTGTGCTCCTGGTAAAGGAATTTCTGTTGAAAGTGTTATTGTAAAAGTATTACCAGCAGATATTTCTATTCCTCCTGTTATTATAGAAGAGTCAGAGAAAGTTATTTGTGTTTCAGAATTGACTGCAGTTATCACAGCTGATTCTCCCGTTGTTGTATTATTTATTGTTTGTCCTACCTGAACTCCATCTGTTATAAAAGTAGCACTACTAAGAGTTAAAGATCCAAAAGTACTAGCTAGTGGAGTACCAATTGTCCATTCGTCTGTAGTATCTATAAACATATCAGATTCAAACTGAATCTGAAAATCAGTATTTAAAAATGTTATATTAATTGATTCTCCTGTTGTTGTGTTAGTTATTATATCTCCTACTTGTACTCCATTGGCAGTAAAACTACCAATAGTTGCATTCATAGCTGAATTTGCTAATGTGTTTTGTGTAGTTAATGCAAGATTTACTGCAAAATTAGGTGCAGCATTAGTCATTATTATAGTTGTAGAAGGTATTGTACCTGTGGAAAATGTTTCTGTTTCAGTTGTAGTAGCTACTACTTTAGGCCAAGTTGCAAATGAACCTGATTCATAATATAAAAATTGTTCATACCCATCAAGTCCTGATATTAACTTTAATTTCTTTTCTTCTATTTCTTCTATATTAAGTTTTAATTCTGTAGATATGCCCACATTTGGTTGTTCTGTGTCCTCTATAGTTTGAATTTGTGAATCATATAATTCAATTAATTTTACTTTATATTCGAAATTTTTTAATCTTTCAGATGCATTACTAAAATGTACAAAATTTTCAAAATGGTATGCTTGATCTATATCTTCAGTGCTTGAGGAAACAGGTCTAACATAGTCATATTTAATTGTGGGTATTTCTTTATTTTCTAACTGGTTTAAAAGTCTTTGATAAGAAGAAGTTACATTATATTCTAATATATCATTATATGTTTTATAATTAGAAGGTATACTATTATTAATTCTAACATCTATTTTAAAATTAGGACCTCTTAAATTAATATTATCATCATCAATTTCGGGTTCTCCTAAATCTACATCTATTATTTGGGGATCTATTATATTTTCAACTATTTTAAAAGTTGAGTTTTCTTTAATAGATATAGGTAAAGAATTTAATGTTTTTACTAATAATTCATGTTTATTAGGATCTTTATTTAATAAAATATTTATCCCTAATACATTAACATCATTTCCAAAATTTAATACAAAATCTCTAAAATAAGCTGAGCTTTCAATTTCAGATATAAAACTTTTAACAGATCTATCAAAAATTTCATTTGATATTTTAGGAGTAATAATTCTAAGTTCTTTACGAGAAGGTGATATTTCTTTTATAGAAAAAGGATTACTATTAGCATCAAATATTTTTTTTCTTTGGATATTTAGTTTAATAATAAATCTACCACTAACATATCCCCTATTACTTAATATTTCAGTGGGGTTTAATATTATTTCAGGAAAAGTATCAGTGGGGGTTGAATTTTGGGAAGAATCAGGGAATGTGTATTCCTTAAAATTTGGTTCAGAATAAACTAATTGATTATCCTTAGTAATAATATGTAATTCTATTATATCTTCTTTTCTTCCAAAGCCTTTAGATATATTCTTTGAAGCAATAGAAGAATCTAGTTGGAGATTTTCTTGAGTTGATATGCTTAATATTTTACTATTATCCGCCATTTTGTATTATATTGTTATAAATATAAAAATTATAAGTCTTTCATAGAATATATAGGTCCTAAAGGAGAAACTCCTATTGATTCTATTCCTTCAATATCTACACGAATGGTTATAGAGGTAGAAGGATCTGATTTGGAAAATCCTGCAACTGATTTTAATGAATTGAAAACTTCACTACTCCATATGGGTCTTGTTAATCCTCCTTGAATGTAGTATTTATGGTGTGGTGGTTCGTCTAATTCAATAATATCCCCTTCATTAAAAAAGGGATGGGTTTTTGGGATATTTTCTATTTCATTATTTATTCCTTCTAGTTGTTTAATCAATTGTTGGATTTCTTCATCTATAGGATCAATAGGTGTTCCTACATATTCTTTACTTTTTTCTATAAGTTCTTTATGTGTATTTTTAGTTGAAACCCATATATTATTATTATTGTTTATTACATAAAATCCCTCTGTTGGTTTTTCTCCTTTGGGTCCTTCAGCTATATAGGGAACTAAATCACCATTTTCATTTGTTTCTGTGTATAGTACTGATCCATTTGGTTTTACTCCTGTTTGGGGGATATCATAAAATAATGTATTGTAATGTTCAAAGAATTCAATAGTTGTATACTTTTTGATTTTAAACTCATTAAAATCTCTGTCTAAACTGGCTTCTGCTTCTATAGATTCATATATTTTTTTATTGAATTTAATATTTTGGACATTATCTTTATCTAAAAGAGGTTTAACATAAAGTACCCAATTAGCTTCATATATAGCTTGTGCATATAAACCTCTATCTTTTTCTATAGCTTTTTTTTGTGTTGATTTATACCAATTACTATTAGGGTTACTAATTATGTAATCTGCTTTAGAAGATACTTTTAATTTTTGTTCTTCATTTAGCCCTAATATTTTTGATTCTATTTCTATGATTTCATTTCTAGTCATATCATTATTATTAAAAAGTTATATAAAATCATATGGACCTTCAAATGCTACTCTTGCATCTTTAGACATAATTCCTTTAAAACCTGGATATACTAACTCAGGTTGTATAAATTCTTTTTTACTTGCTGCAGATGTGTTAGAATATTTGGAAGAATACCCAGCATAGTCTATAATACCCCAGGTTGTATTGGATACTGTATCGGGCTTATAGATTTTTCTGAAATCATTATCACGAACTTCAATAAGTCTTCTACTTCCTACATTCTTAGTTCCTTGAAATTGGTAATTTCCATTACCCATTATTTTATAGTAAACTGTGTTATTTATATAGCTAAAATTCATTGTAGATAATTCTAAATAATATTTAAAATTTGTATTATTTACTGTTTTATCTTTTATTAGGGTCCAGTACCATCTTATATTTTCTTTATTTATTATAAAGTTATATATAGGTCTACCATAAACTCTTTCCCAGTCATAAAGTTGATTGTATCTATTGGTTCTAATATTACCCCTTTGACCACTAGGTCTACTGAGTCCTGATTTAGAACTTCCTACTTTCATTTCCCATTTATAATAATCACTAACAGGATTATTAAAAATAGTTTGAATGTCTATATTATTAGGGGCGTTAGGACTTGTTGGTGTAATTAATCTTGTTTCTATTTTTTTACCCGCAAAATAACCTGCATATAAGTTAGAATCTGCTGTAGTACCTGTATACCAGTTTTGTCCATCAGGATGTGTACTAGAACCCCATTCTAAATGCATTGGTATAAATGGTGAAGTTATTGTTGTGCCCGCTATTGTTGATGCTGGTACATTTTGTCCTGTATCTGAATTAATTATAGTTAAAACATCCTCAATGGGATCATCTGTATCATTAGTAATACTTATAAATGGTTTGCCTGAGGGAGATGGTGGTTTAAGGATAGATATTGTGATTGGGTTATTTTCAAATTGTGATATTTTTATTGTTTTTGTATCTGGTTCAGGAAAAAGACCTACAGGACTTAAACCTTTATATTTGATAGTTATAGCCCCCTGAGTATTAGATAAAGTAAAAGTATATTCATCTACTAAATCTGTTAGTTCTGTTGTTGTTAGTTCTTCTGGTTCATCAAATTGTTCTAGAGGTATAGAAAAATCAGAAGATAAATTAATATTGGGACCTGTGGGTATTTCATTAAGAGTTTCTGGATCTACAACTTGAGATAATTCATCAATAGGGATGTTCCTTTTTCCAAAAACTGTTTTAGCTATTTCTACTAAACGTGAGTTATATATTGCTCTTTTAACTCCTTTATGTATTATATATACTGTTGTGGATCCTTCTTGTTTTAAAAAAGTACCTTCAGTAAATAATGAAAATGTAGTACTAGGGGTTTCAAGATCAGTTAGGTCATTTAGTCTTCTTTCTATTTCTTGTAAATATTCTTCTATAACTGAATCCTTAGGAATATTAAAATTATAAAAATAATCTTCACTTTGTTTTATAATTGTTTCATGAGATAGTTTTCCAGATTTAGGAATTGAATAAAAAATGTTATGGTATATTTCAAATAATTTTTTTGTATTTATATTATTTTTAGAATCCATGAATTCTGAAAAATCTTTATTAACTATATCATATGCACTATTATTATATATTTTTTTATTAAAAAATAAATTTATCTCTTTTCCTTTTATTTTAGTGGAATTTATTTTAGTTTCAGATTGAAGAGTAATTTCTTTTTTATTATTCTCTTTTATTTGTTTAGGTTGGTCTTGGGTATATTCATCAGGCATTATCTAATAACTTTAAAATGATAATTATTATCATATATTGTTGTACCATCATTATTTATATGCTTAAATAATACTCTATAATATCTTTCTGGTTGTAAACCTTTCATATAAATTTTAAAATACATTCCATCTGAATCTGCGCTTATTTTTGTATAATCAGTGTCAAAAGGTATGACTTCTTCTTCGGTGTGAGCATCTCTTATACTATAAAAGGAAGATGTTGTTAAATATCCTGGATTTAGGTAATTTGAAGAAGAAGTAAACTGTCTTACAGGGTATTTATCTCTTACATGGATTCTGAAAGTAGTTTCATCATTTTGGTTATATTCTTCTTTATTTCTATAAAATGAAATGTTTAATTCACCTTCAGTTTTAGCTAATGATTGTGAACTATGTATACTATCATCCCATTTAAAAGCTAATCTAGGTGGATATATTGTATGGGTGTCCACAGAGAAGTATTTCATTTCCCCAAAACTACCTGAAGTATCCTCTTCAACAGAATCTGGTTGTTTTATAATAATTCCTTCATTTTCTATTCCTAGTGCATCTGTTGCAGGATCATCACTATCAGTGTAAGTATTACTTGCAAATAAACTACTACTCCAATATTTAACTATTGTTGTTACTTCTAAATTTACATCTAAGTTGTCTCCTTTTAAAAATTGTTGTGAACCTTGAAAACCACTTCCTGTGTACCAAGATCCTCCTCCTTTAGTTATCCCTAATGCAGATATTGAACCTGTAGATTGTTGAGAAAAACTTGAAGTAGACCATTGTGTAGCTGTTGTGTCATTATCCCTATATACCCATGAACATCCATTAGAACTTGTAGGTAAATTAGAATATCTACCTGTACCTTCATCCCATGATTGAGATACGGCAAATGCTTCTAAATTAAGTGTTGTTGTTAAATTTTTATGTTCTGTAGATGAAAGTTGTAAGAAACATTTTGCATTTGATTGGAAATCTGAGTTTCCTACTATATCTGTTATCGTTGATTGTATTTCACTACTTTTAAATTTAGCTAAAACTCTAGAAGGATAATATCTAGGGTCAGAACTTCCTTTTTCTTTTACAATTTCAAGAATTTCGTCACCTCCAGTGTTCATTTTTATTCTATCTGGATGACTATATAATGTTGCGTCTTTTTCTGGAAATAAAAAATAATATGCCATAATTAATATGTTGTTATACGTCCTTTAATATCTATGTTTGGGTACTTTAATTCAAAAATACTAGGATCTAATGAGGGATAAATTACCCCATTTCTAGTTGCATTAGTAAAATCATATTTATATTGTGAATATCCTAAGCTTGTGCTGTTTTTATTTTCAAATTCTACTTTTTCAATTACTTGAACACCTTTAACTCCACTTAATAAATTTTCTATTTCAGATACAATAATGGGTTGATTTACTTGCCATTTATCTATACTAAAATATTCTTGAAGTTCAGTTATACAATTTAATAAAACTTCTTCATTATTATAATTTTTAAAAGAAACTATTTCAAAATTAAGTGAAAAATTTATTACAAATGCATCTTTAATATTAATAGCATCTGTTAGCATTCTATATTGTTCTAAGTAAGTTGCTAAATTAGTTTTAGTAGCTGTGTTTAGGGTTGTTAAGTTTTGATTTATATCATATCCTAAAGTATATAAATTTAAAGCTAGGGGATTAGGTATACGATTTACTTTTGTTGTTAATGGAGATATTTGGTCATCTTGAGTTATATAGGCTTTAGCTATTCTACCAAATTGAGGAGGTAATGATAATGTTCTAATTAAGTAATCATCTTTAGTTACTGTTCTATTTTGAGCTCCAAAATTAGCCATTGTGTTCATTCTAATTTCTTCAATAGTATCTCCTGCTCCTCCTCCCTTAGCTGCTTCTACATTTGAGGATGCTACAGATGATATTACAAAATTTAACATAGAAGAATTTAAATTTGGTTTATTACTGGTTAGTAAAGTTCCTACTTGAGTGATTGTATTTGAATTTACATTAGAATTTAGACCTCCCCCCACTAAATATGTTACTGTTAAGGTAGTATTTGCTGGTACTTGACCATAAGCTTTTGTAAATAAAAAATTAGATGGATCATAAGCTACATCTAGCTTAGATCTACCATCTTTAATTCCTAAACCTATATTATCAGGGTTAGGTATTATTTGTTCATCAGATTTATCACTTATACCTGCTCCAAATTGGATTTCTAAAGTATTATCTGATTTTACTCTTGTTATAAATCGTCGTGGTACTTTTTTCAATTTTAAGAGATAAGGAGTTTGGTTATTAAACCCATGTAATTCAAAATCATTAGCTCCTGTGTTTTGCATTTCATCATATATTGTATCTTGGGCTAGATAGGGAACTTCATGATAAATATTACCATCACCATCTACTATAGATTCTATAGATATTACATTTGAATCAAATAAAGTTAATGTTTTAAATTTTTCGGCACTTCCAACAGTAAATGTTTGAGTTTTTGTTTCTCCCGAAATAGCTCTTGTTGTTTTTTTAAGTAAATAATATTGTGGATTATCATCATCATCATATTGGTATACAGTTACTTTTGTTGGGTCTATGGATGATGAAAAATCAAATCTAAGAGTATTGTCTAAATAAAAAGAAGAACCTTCAGTAGATATAAAAGTAGAATTAGTATTTACATCTAAAGTATAATTATAATCAGGAGAATACTGGCCATTTTCTAATTTAGATGGTACTAACTGAAATATATCTAAATCTACAGAAGCAGCTGATGTCATTTTGGGTTTATACCCCATAGCATAAGCTAAATTATATATATTCTCTTTATCTTGAGCTAATGTTAAAAATGATTCTCTTAATTGTGTGTCTGTATAGAATGATAATACATCTCCTACATAGGATGCCATTTCTAAAAACATCATTCCTGGATTACCTTCACTAAAATCATTAAAATTATTAGGAAAATATACTTCAGCAAATTCTGATAGGGATGTTTTAAAAGAGTTATAATCTTTATTTAGATATTTAACGTCTTTATCCTGAGATTTATTAGATGTTTTTGAATATGCCATTTTAATTAAAGTTTAATTGAATAGAATCTTGAGAATTATCTAAATTGAACATATATGTAATTGTTATATAAAGAAGATTTTCATTATCTATAAAGTTTACTAAAGTATCTATTAATGATATTTCAGGTATGTGGATATTAATTTGTTGGTTTATTTTTTCATATAAATCATTTTCATTAGGATTTTGTTCAAATAATAATTTTTTTAATCCCACACCAAAAGTAGGTTCATTAACTCTTTCTCCTTGTTCTGTTAATAGTACATTTATTATATTAGATTTTACTTGTTCTTTTATTGTTTGTGTTCCCTTGAACATATTAATTTCATCTAAAGGAAAAGCTACCCCTATTCTAACATTTTTGTTAATATCTAGGGGACTTATATTTCTAAATGAATTTATTAAGGGCATTTTTATTTATTTTTTTTAGTATCAATTGCTTTCATTAAATCTCTATAATCTCTATTTACAACACTAGCTATTTTATCAGGCATTGCTTCTGTTGGTATTGATTGTGATGTAGAAAAAGGACTACTTATGGGGGCCATTGCTGTTTGTGTGTCCGTATTTCCCATTGCGGTTTCGTTCAATAATGTATTTAATGTATTATCTTTTACAAAGTTTTGTTTTTTAATAGGATCCTTACCCATTATTTTTTCTTTTAAAGAATTTTTTACCTTACTTGGTATGGGGGAGTTGGTAACAGATTGTTCTTTAATTAAAGGATTAATATCATCTCTTAAATCTTCTTTAAGTGATTTTAGTTCTCTACGTAACGCATAATCAATTTCTTCTCTGACTACTTTTCTAATCAGTTTTTCAAAAAGTTGTGCTTTCATAATTTTTGTTGTTTATTAATAAATATATATTTTTTTAAGAATTTTGATTTAAATTATAGTTAATTACTTTATAACTTGTTTTAAACCCAAATTTTGTATTTTCTATTCTTTCTATAACCTTAACGTCAGTAACATTATTTAATAAGTTCCCATACAGTGATTGTAATTCCTCTATAATATTACTTAAATCTGGATTTAATAAATTTTCATTTATATTACCAGAATTTGAAGCTGATAAGTCTCCAATATTACATGTTTGAATATATTGGAGATATAATAGATCTAATACAGCTAATCTAGCTTTTATAGATTCTATAAAGTTATTTACTAAACTCAAAGCTTTATTAATGGGAGATAATATTTTACTTATTTTTTTTCTATAAGATGGAATTGCAAAATCATTTATAGTAATTATAAGATTAGCCCATTCTGCTATTTTGGCTACTGCTTTTTTTCTTTTTTCATTTACCTCAATAATCATTCCCCCTGTAACTCCAGGGACAGATGTTGGTATAGATTTTAATATAAGAGGGATTACTCTTACAAGTATACGAAGTGCAGTTATTATGGGTTTTAAAAAGTTTAAGATATTTTCAATTTTAGGTATTATTATTTCAAGGATTTTTCTAAGTTTTTCTTCTAATTTATCTAATTTTAATTTTCCTTTTTCTGCCTTGTTTATAATTTTTTCTATAATTTTTTTAGTATTATTATATCTTTTTTCCATTTTTTTCTGTGATTGTAAACTACAAGCACTAGATGAAAACTGTTCTTTAAGGTCTGTTACTGAAGGTAATTTTTCTCTTAATTTATGTAATTTTTTTTTGCCTTCATCTCTTATTTGAGTTCTTATAAGGGGTAATCTGTTGTCTATTTGATTTGTTAATAATGATGTTACTAATTTTGTAGCCATTTTATACTAATTTTGTATTTTTACTTTTTATTTCTTCTAATGCTTCACTTAATCTATCTATTTCATTTTTTCTTGTTTGTAAGATTTTAGGGTTATTAGGATTTAAAGCTGTAGCTTTATCGGGGAATGTAGTTATAAAAGTTATTTTAAATGATATATCATCTAATATATCTTCAATTAAGGTTAATAAATCATTTAACCATATTTGTGTTTCATTTCCTAATAAAGCAGGTTCAATTGGTAAATTTCCATTTGTTTGTAACCCTAAATATATATTGGGGGAATTTACTATAAATTTATTTTGGTTGTCTCCCTCTTTTACTTCATCTATATTAACCCCCAAATCAAAATGTACATTTCCTTTTGTACTAAAACCTATAGCTTTATCTGAAAATAAGAGGATAGAATCTTCTTTAGCATTAAATAATATTCTGTCTGAGTTTATTATTGCTTGTTTTCCTTGATATATATCTGGTGATTGTGGTATATAAGCCATAATTATTATATTTTATAGTAAAAAATCTGAATTTGCTTTCAGTATATCATGTTGGTAATTTCCTCTTCTATTACCTCCATATTTACTATGGATTAAATCTGATTTTGAGGCTAATGTTGTTCTGTTTCTATTTCTTCCCTTTACATAAGATATATGGACCCAAGATTTAGTTCCTCCCCTTTCAGGAAATTCCCATATTAATTGGTCAAATTTAATGTTATCAACACACCAATTAAATATTTCTGAGGTTGGTAATCCATTTATAGGGACAACATCTGCTGCTTGTCCATAACAATGTTGACTTGTACCACTACCCCCAATTAATTTATTTAGTTCAGCTGATCTATAAACAGAAGAAATTGTTAATTCTGAAGCTCCTCCAAAATAATCTAATACTGGATTAATGCATTCTCTAAAAAGTATATCCATATTCTGTACTATTTCATCTTTTGTAGGGTAACTTGTTCCGTCATTTCCCGGAATATTTATGTTAGGCTGTCCCTGAGATATTCTAGTATTATTTGTACTTGAATAAAGTAAATCTCTAAGTTTAAAATATTTTGCCATAATTTTTAATTTAACCCATTAATTCATCTAAATCTAAATTATCTAAATCTTCATTACCTAAATTATTTACTTCTCCGGGTACTTCTTCTGTTTCATTACTATCATAAAAGTCAGATTCTTTGCTATTTTGTACATCATCTATTGTTGATGTATTTGATTCTACATCTGATATATTTGTAGGAGAATTTAAAACTGGTTCTTCTTCTCCAGGTAATGCTGTTATTTCGGGTTGAGTTATAATTGTTGTTCCTTTTTCTTCTTTTAATCCTTCAAATTTAATTGGATCAAATGTATTAGATTCTTCTATTATTGCTTTATATGAAGATAAATTAAAAGATGAAACATTTAAATTACTAATTTGTTGGTTAGAAGTTAAATAAATAGATGAAGGATCTCTATTTATATTTTCTAATGTGTGTATCCATCCTTTATTATCTTCTTCAATATCTTGCCCATTACGTATTATTATTATAGGATCTCCAGTTTGGCTTGTATCTGATAAACTCCATGGATTTTTTATACTTATATTTTTATTAAAATTAGTAGATCCTAAACGGATTGAATTTCCAAATCTTCCTTCTAATATTGTGTCCCCCTCATAGGGTAATAGAGGTTTTGTTTTTAAATTTTCAGTGAAATATTGTCCTAAATTTATATCAGTTCCTTCATCTGTTATTTCTCTTGCTATAATTCCACTTTCAGTGTCTATATCATAATCGTTTTTTACTTTTCCTATGTTTAGTTCTTTTATAGAGGGAAGAGCATTATGGTGTGGGTGATTCCATATATTAACACTGGGGAAATAATATGAAGTTTCTCCCTTAAGATTGTAAATTCCTTTATCTATAGTGGATAAAATTAAAACTATTTCATTTTTTAGAGGATAATTTTTTATAAATGAAAATAATGGTTTGGCATGAAGGGCATTTTTAGAACTTTCTAATGAAGTTTCTTCTGATATAATCGTATAAAATATAGTACCTATAGCATCAGGACCTCCATATGTTTCAAAATCAGGATGAGTTTCATCTAATATAATATCAAGAACTCTAACTGATACTAATCTTTTAGATGATTTATTAGTTAGTGATGATGTTTTTACTTTATCAAAAATATTGAGATATCCCATCTTTATTTTGGTTCTTTTAGTTGTTTTGGTTTTTCAACTGTTTTAGATATTTCTTCGGCTACTTCTTGAAGTTGTTGCATTTCTTCTTCTGTTAGTAACCCTCCATCACCCGTGTTTGAAGTTGTTGTAGATAAACGTTGAACTATAGCTGCCATTTTTATTAATTGGTCATCATTTTTAACACTGATTTCCATATATTCTTTTATTAAAGGTACTACTACAGTAGCATCCCCCAGAGAAGTGATAAGAGGACGTAATTCAGCTATTAAACTAGCTAGTTGTTTTGATTTTTTTGATTGGTTTTTATGAATTTCTTTTAATAAATCAGAAAAACTTTTATCATCAAAAATTATTTGGTTTAAGGGGTCCATACTATTTATTTATTATAAATATGGAAAAATTTAAAGTCTTACATATCCTGTTTTGATATATTCGGCATATAAATTTTTATATAATTTTTTTAAATGTTTTGTAACTTTAGTAATGACAGGAGTATCTACATCAGTCATTTCACGAATATAAATGTATAATGCTTTTTTATTAAAAATTTCTAAATTTTCTCTACGTTTAAAAAGAGTATTAATTGCATCACAAACTTTTCTATCATTATCCTTTTTAAATAAAGTAAATATATGTTTATCTACATATTCAGTGAAGTAATCTATAAATGTTTTTAATTCATTTTTTCTACTATCTCTACCTAATTGGTGTATTACTCCATTATCTTCATCAGCTGCCATAACATCTGCTGTTATTTTCTTTTTCTTATAGTTATTATTATTATAAAGAATAAGATAATTTTTACCTACGATTGAAAAATATGAAAAAGCTTTTGAACCTTTATCAGGTTTAAAATAATCTAACTTTTCTAAAAGAAAACAAATTACTTCATGTTTTAAATCCTCTAAATTATCTACTTCCGTATAGTAAAACTTAAAAGTATGTATTAAATTTTCTGCTAATTTATAAAATGCGTAGTATATTCTTGTTTTAAATATTTCGTCTCTTTCAATTTGGTGAGGAGAGGCTAAATATTCTTTAATTGCTAAATCTGTATCTGAAGTGAAATATTGTTTTTTTGTTCTTTTACGTCCTCTTTTTTTAGGTTGAGGTGTTGGATCAAATATTTCTTTTGGTGGTTGGGGAATTCTATTAGATATCATATATTTATTTTAACATAAATTCATTTAATGCCTCTTGTATTTTTTGTACTTCTTTAAAGAAAAAACCAACTTGATCATCAGCATAAAACATTCCTTTATCATCTATTTCTTTTAATCTTTTATCACAAGCTCCTATAGCTTCACTTTGTTTAGCAATAAAATCTTCTAATAATTCATTTTTTTTCATTAAATTTCTAATAATAAAAAAAGAAACTGTGATTGTTATTGTTAGTAGTATTGTTAGTAATATTTCCATAATTAATCTTTAAAAAAAGAATCTATAGCTGCTAAAGTAGCGTTTGATAGATTCGGATTATTTTTTATATTTATTTTTTTAGCATTTCTTAAGATTTTATCACCTTTAGAAGCATTTTTAGGTTTTGCTTGTTTTGGTACTGCATTTGTTGCTTTATTCCATATTTCAAATTCAACCTGAGCTGCCATATGGTCTGCTTGGTGCATTAGTAAGGGTAGATGTGATCTTAATTTAGTTTCTTTCATACCTGACATGAAGTAAAACTTATTACTTTCATCATATAACCCATCATGTATTTTAATACCAATAAATTCATTTTGACTTACCTTAACACCAATTTCTTGTAATAAGAATAAAGATCGTTCTGGTATTTTCATAGCAGGAATGTCAGTGTTAAATTTATAAATTTGACCTAATTTATCAATATGCCATTGGGAATCATTTGGTTGATAGTATTCGCCTTCTTGCTGGCCCATCTTGCCCAAATCATGGAATAAAGCAACAAAATGCATTTCCTCAATGGTGTATGTGGATATATCTCCCCCCATTTTATTCCACGTTTTATATAATTCATTTGCACAATCATACACACGTAAAACATGGTCAACATAACCACCTGCAAATGCTGAATGGTGCCAGTTTTTAGCTGCTGCTGGCATCATCATCATTCTATCTTGATATTTTTCCATAAATGGAATTAATATATCTGTTCGTTCTTTAGATATATTGGTTTTTATTTCGCTGACATAGCGATCCCAATTTGATTGGATTTTTTCTGCTGATAACATAACTTTTATTTTTTTAAAATGTGCCTGTTTGGGTCGTTCCATTTGCTCCTAATTCACCTGGTCCTCCCGCTACTGTTATTATATTTTGTAGTTCTTCGAATCTTTCTTTAAGAGGTCCTGCTTCCATATATTGTAGTGCTTCTTGTTGTTGACCTTTTTTAATTAGAATTTTTAAACCTCTTAAGGTTTGATTTAATCTATCTAAAGCGTCTTGTACTTGTCTTGCGTATTTCATAATGATTTTTTATTTATGGAGATATATATAACTTATATTTGGGGAATCCAAATTTTATTTATTGGTTCTTATATTTAATCTTGCAGGTAATGTTTTTCCTGTGGCATTTCTTATAACTATTTGATATTTTAATGGTACTCTTCCCTTATCTTGTTGAAATACGGGACTATCTGTTTCAATAACTACATCTAAAGATTTAGTATTAGTACCGGGATATTTTATTTTTACAGCATCCGAATTTAATTTTCCTATCATGTCATATGCTCCCTTTTCTCCATCTATGTAATGAACAAATATTTTTCCACCTGATTTTTCTCTTACATACCAATAACCATACCCAAAAGAAGAGGCTAATAAATTTTTAATTTTTTCTAAATTTACATCTAATGATGACTCAAATGTACTTTCTTTTCCTTCTTGAGTAATATATGCATTTATGCCATCTGTCATTCTTTGTGGGTCTATACCACATGCTTCAAATATTTCTTTAAATAGTGGTTTATCATTATACTTATCCTTATCAAATATGGCTTTGCCTTCATTATTTAATATAACAAAGGGTACATTACCCCCATTATAAATTGCTGATCCTTTTTGATCTTTAATAGATAAATAAATATCTTGTTTTGCATGTATTACAAGATCAGCTACTTTTGGACCCAAATCTGTGGGTCCTTCAAAGGATAATTGTCTTTTTGTGTCGGATGCCCCCATAAATTCAGCATCATCTGGAGTAAGATCTAAGGGATCTATACCTATGGTTTTAAATAATTTTTGAATGTCTGGAAATTCAATTTCTTCTATAGGAATTCCAAAAGATCCTTGTATTTTAGTTAGAAGATCTTGTTCATAAACTTCACCTTTATTTGCTCCTCCTGCTAGGATTATTTGGACTAATCCTTCTTCTGTGTTAAATTCAAACATGTTATACTTTGAACTTCCACTTTGAGGTGGATCTATTATTTTTATTTGAGGATTATTAAATAATTTTTGTATTATTTCAATAAATTGATCTTTATCGATATTTTTTCTATTACCTATTCTATAGGTATTTTTCATAGAAGCTAAACCTGCTTCTTTACCTTCGGGAGAATCTATTATTTTAGATATAGCGTTTCTAGAATTAGCTGCTTTGGTGCCTTCTTTTAAGTTATTAAGAATTTCATTAGAGGGTAATTCTAATTTTTCTAAAATTTGTTTTAAAATAGAGATATCAGAAGGGCTATCCATATCTGGATATCCCTTTTCTGACATATAAGACCATTCCAATAATAACTCGT